GCTCTGTGCCTGCAAACTCCATAGCTTGTAGGATAGCTTGATTTCGTGCTTCTTCCTGAGCTTTAGCTAAAGTCAAAGCTTCAGGAGTGCCACCAAACATAGCCGTTTGTGTGCCTAAGCGACCCTGTGCAGCCAAGCGTTGCTCCAAAGCTAAACGCTCACGTTCTTGACTAGGACTCATAGCAGTCATCATACGGTCAAACACTTGCTGCTCACGCTCTGCTGTAGGCATGGCTGCTTGGTCAAAGAACATTCCTGATTGCTCAAACCGACGACGTTGGAACTCTTGTTCCTCAGGAGACAACGTCATGTCGTAAGACATTTGCCCTGTAGTTGGGTCCTGAGTCATACCAAACTTACCACCAGTAGCTGTAGTTACTGTGTAAGGTTGGAACTCAAGCATGCCTGAGATGTCTTCAGCTAACGAGGGTTGACCTTGGTAGCCTGTGGCAAAGCGTTGCATTGCTTCTTTACCAATGTCACCTAAGTCTTCGTAGCCTTGGTAAGCTAAGGCGCCTCCTGCTGCTGTACCCAAACCCCCGCCAATAGTAGCAAAATTATCTGGGTTTGTTGCGTAATTATAAATATCACTAAAAATATTAGACATTAGTATGTACCCCCGTCAATTGTTCCCGTTGACAGTGTACCTGTAAACGTTAATGCAGGAATTGTTACTGTTCCTGTAAATGTTGGTGATGCTGTGTCTGCCTTAGTAGCAATAGCTGTAGAGATAGCGTCAAACTCTGTTTCAAACTCAGCGCCCTTAATGATTTTACCGCTGTCTCCAGAAGGTAGACTGTCCTTAGCGGCAAAGTCAGTAGTTTTACTATAGTTGCTCATAGTACTTTACCTTTTAAAACTAATACGTTAATTTCCTGAAGAGACAAAGCAAAACCATTAATATCTGCCTCCAGACCAATGTTAATAATACCACCTCCACCAGTGGCGTTGACGGCTCTACGTGACGTTAGTTCACCACCGGTAAACTCTCCCACGTTAAACTCACTTTCGTTATAAAAAGCGGGTTGTTGGTTTCCTACAGTAAACTCTGCAGTTCTGTAGAATGTGTCGAAGTCATAGGCCCACTTTAGGAATACTGTAGCACTGTTAGCGCCCACCAAAGTTGGTCTAATCTTTTTAACTCTTTTTAGCATTGACGGGTCACCAAAGGTTAAACCCGGACTGTAGTACTTAAAGCGGTACTTGGTTCCGTTGTCACTATAACCACTGTACTCACTAATACCTTCAGTTGTTCCTATGTATAACTCACCACTTTCCAGCCTAGTGTACGCCGTAAAACCTGTGCCGGGCCACCGTGTAGCACGATAAGAGCCGTTTTCTAATGTACCTCTAACGTCAAAACAGTAAGTAACGTCTTGTCCTACAAAAGATAATAAATAGAAGCCCTCTTCTGGGCTGTAAACAGAGCGGTAAAACTCAGTTTCATTTTGTAATAGGTTAATAATGTCCTTAGTAATAGTGTCGGACAAACTAGTTATAGGCATGGACTTTTCTTGTATTGTCCTGCCAAAGCTCTTTAAACCAGTGTGCGACAAGAATAGTACGTCAGTACCTGTGTACTGCACTGTATCTCTGTCTACACAGCCTACTCCTGCTACTGTATCTGCTAAGGCCATTTCTGCTGGTGCTTCGGCATTACCGTAAACAACAATGCTGTGTTTACCAAAGATAATTAAAGCACCGTTGTGTGCAGCTAAAGCTACAATTTCGTCATGACCATCAGGCCATACTTTAGAAATGTTGATTGATCCACTAGTACCACCTGACCAGTTATGGCCTATTAATAAGTCAGACCAATAGATAGTAGACTTATCAGAACCAAAGTCAGCTGTCCAGAGCCTTCCATAAGCCGCTAGAACCTCGTTACCGTAGATAGCACTAGTAACACCAGCTGCACCAGAAACTGTACTGAGCTTAACTACAGAGCCGCCTGCGTTGTCGTACACAAGGGGTTCGTAGCTACGTTGGAAGAAATAAATCTTGTCATTAAAGTTGACCATCTTCCAGTTGTCTGTAGTAATTGAGTAAGCAGCAGGTGTTTCGTCAACCAAAGTAGTTGTACCACTAATAATCTTGTTGTTGCCTACAGAAAAAACTTTAGTATTACCAGCGTCGTCTTGAAATTCCTTTATGGCTCTAATAGTTTCTGAACCCAGTACAGTCTTAGTTGTGGTAATTACGTCATGACCCTTACGTGCAGCAATACGACCACGCTTGTCAATTACAGCGTTGTCTGCAATTTCTGCAAACGAAGGATCTTGTGCCAGCGGAGAATCTTCTGTATTGATTCCTTTGAAGGCTGGTGCAACAAGATTAATGCTTTGTAATTGTTGAGCCATAGTTACCTCACGGGGTATAGAAGATTACTTCTTCTGGATGCTTCTGAGCGTCCAATGCAATAGCGTCAGACAAGTACTGATTAGCAATGTTAAAGTACTCAGGAGCAGACGTACCACCTGTTTCACCACGTTCACGAGCCAGCAACGCAATAGCCAAATGTAGTACAGGCATAGACGGAACTAGTAGCTCATCACCATCAGAAGACAAGTCAGCACCACGCTGTACACAGTTAAAACGAAGGGTGTACTCTTTTTCTGGTACTGGGTAAACATCAATCTGAGTATCACCGTCACTATCCACACCGTTGTAAGAGTAGTACTTAGGGGCACCCTTGACAGGATCAGACACAAGGTAAACTTCATCAAAGTACGTAGCTGTCTTGTATTCCATGAATACATTAGCTGTATCGTTGATTACGTTAAGGGCTTTGATTCTGTTTTGACTACCCGTAAGTACGTAATTAAAGATGTCATCAGTAGTAGTAATCGTTAGGGTAGTCCTAAGTGCAGACCAGTCCCAAGAATCTTCTACAATTCTCTTGGCGTCATTAACAAAGTCACCCGCCATTTTACTGTAGGTATTTGACTGTACAGACGTTACTTCATCTTCACGAAGACGACGTAGTACGTTGTTTACTAAATTTAAGTACGTCATGATGTCCCTTTATATAGTTCAGAAAGAAGCCCGTCTAAAGCAGCCATGTAGTCTTTCTTAGGTGGTAAAATCATCTGAGCCTGTTGCAACATTAGACCTCCTGTAGGAACTGCTAATTGAGATGTCCCTCCTCCAGTAAACTGAGGCATTCCTAAGCTAGGCAGGTCTACACTAGGGAAGTCTAGTGTTTCTACACTAGGTAAGTCTGGTGTTTCTACACTAGGCACGTCTACTTGAGGTAAATCTACAGCTACTTCAGGTAAGTCTACACTAGGTAAATCTACAGCTACTTCAGGTAAGTCTACACTAGGTAAATCTACAGCTACTTCAGGTAAGTTTACGCTAGGTAAATCTACAGCTACTTCAGGTAAGTTTACGCTAGGCAAGTCTATAGCTACTTCAGGTAAGTCTACACTAGGCAAGTCTATAGCTACTTCAGGTAAGTTTAGGCTAGGCAAGTCTACGTCTAAAAACTCAGGAATTCCTATGTTAATATCAGGTAAGTTTATATCAAAACCGTCGCCTAACCCCTCTAAATTTATACCGGGGTCTGCAAAAGCTAATGTACCTTCTGCGTCTAAACCACTTGATTCATAAGTAGCAAAATCAATAATGTTGTTAACAATATCAGTAGCGTCTACGTCTTCGCCAGTTGCTGCGCTAACAGCTGATTCTATAAACGGGTTAAACGCCGCAATAGGAACTGTTGTTTCTCCTTCTCTAAACCAATTATCTACATCAACATTGCCCATAGAATCGGCGTAAGTTTCTCTTACGTAATTTTGTAATTCACTTGTAGCATAAGTAGAAACAGCCCCAAGTGCAATTTCTTCTAAATTTTCTCCTGTAAGAGCGCCTGATGCTACGCCGCTTGCGATATTAAAAACTGTGTCATAGTCAGTACCTAATGTATCTGCCATGTCCCAAATAGCATTGTCTACAGCAGCGCCTATGTCTGATCCAGCAGCAATTTCCCCGGCTCTAAAGGCATCTCCTATATATTCTAAACCGCCTGTGATAGCAGCAGTAGCCAAAGAACTAGCATCAACGCTTCCTGTTACGGCTCCTTGAACAACAGCACTAGCTAAAGCGTTAGTTCCTGCGGCACCAGCAAGGCCACTAAGAGAAGCTCCTCCTGCTGCTCCTCCTGCTGCTCCTGCTGCTCCTGCTGCTCCTCCTGCTCCTCCTGCTGCTCCAGCAGTACCAAAAGCAGCGCCTAAAGCTGCGCCTGCTCCTGCAGTTAGTCCACCAATAACTGCAACTTTAACTAAATCACCTAAACCAAAGCTATCGTCTATTTCTCGTATTTTACGGGTAATAAAACCAGAGCCGTTCCATTGGGCAGACCAAACATCTCCGTCTTCGCCCATGAATTCAATACTTCTTTGAGGATCAATACCGTACTTTTCATTTAGCGCTTGAACATCCTCTGACAAAGCAAATGAGTTATACAAACCCATTGAATTACCTGCTTCTGCTTCATCAGAATACCTCTGATAACCTGCAGTAGCGTCTACAGTAGTTCCATCTGGAAGCGGTATATTACCTAAGTTAAGATAACTAGAAACATTGCCGAAAGCTTGATTTGCAGCTAAAGCCCCCATTTCAGCATCACTATAACCTAAAGCTTCTTGATCTAAAGTAGCTTCCGCTTGAAATCGTTCTGAATCTTCTTCTGGTATGTCCCACCAAGGATTTGTTTCGTTAAGGTTTTGATTCAGTAATGCAGTGTATTCTGCCGAATAATTTTTAAAGTTTTCAAAAGAACCAAATTGACTTTCTAAAAGAGGCTGAGAATCGTAGTAATTTCTAAGTCCTTCTTCGCTAGTTTCTTGTACATCAACTAAAGAATTCACTGAAGACCCACCTAAGCCACCGCCTTCATATCCATGTTGAGAACCACGAGATCCTCCGTAGTTTGGGTCAGTAATGTAATACTGAGGCGAATCCTCTACAACAGTTTCAGTTTGGGCTTCGATTTCTGGTGCCGGAGCAGGCTCTGGCTCTGGGACTACTACAGGAACAGGTTGTGGTGCAGGAGCAGAAGGAGGAATAGGAAGCATACCTCCGGGTTGTGCTATGATAGGAGGAGACTGGTAAATGTCCTTGGTTGTCTTTGGCGGCGCAGGTGGATTAAGAACAATAGGGGCTTGCTTAGTAGGCGCTGGCGCAGGCTTAGGCGGTGCCTTTGTAGTCTTGGGTGGTGTTTTTGTAGGCACGGGAAGTTGCCCACCGGGCTGTGCTATGATGGGGTTAGAGTCTATGTAAGGTTTTTTTGTCTGAGCAGGACGCTGCGTTGTTTCTACTGGAGCCGTAGGAAGTTGAACAGTTGTTCCAACCGTGGGTCTAGTAGTAACAGTAGGATACACTAATGTCCTGTTGTCAGTGAACATTTCTCTTGTAGGTCGTCTAGCCATTTACTGTTCCCTCGATACGCCCTTGGTTTTTTCATAAGAGCGCATAGCGCCAAGACCAAGCATACCCATTAGTACAGGCATCATAGTCTCTAGGTCAATGAGTGGTATAGTGACTTCAATAGCCAACAAAGCTAGTACAAAGTTGGTGAATGGTATAACCATTAAATTCCCTGTCATACCCAAGACACAACACCAGCCTACAGCAGGTCTCCAACCAGAGACAAACAAGGACTTGTGTGCTGCTTCTACTTTGTTAACCTCTAGCTGTGCCTTAGCAAGCTCCTGAGCGTGTCTCTGAGCCATTGTAGCAACTTCATGGGCCAGCCTAACCTTCTGGTCCTTGTCCTGCACAAACTTGTCTAGAAGCCCTGTGACAGGCCCTATGAGCGACTCAATCATCTAGCAAACTCCAAGATAGCAATAGCCACAGTGACGATAACAGCAATAGACGCAAAGCCACCTGTCATCATCTTCTCTAGTTTGTCAAAGCGTCTGTTATGTTCATCAAGCTGCAACTGAATCATCTCGTACCGTAAGGCACACTCAGCCTCATGCTTGTCTAAACGTGCTAATGCTTCGTCTACAG